GTGCGCGATGTTGCCAAAATCCCGGCTTGTGTCGGTGGATTTGGCGGGCGATGTCTCTTTGAAAGAATGCGTGAAAAAACTCAAGGCGCTCGGACACGATGCCCACCTATTGGTCGGCGATAGCGTCGACCCAAAGGTGATCGACGCCGCGCGAGTGCTCGGGCCATACGATCTTTGTTTGATCGACGGCAATCATACTGAGCCATTTGTGCGGACGGATTGGATCAACTACGGCGCAATGGCCAGGATCGTTGCGTTTCACGACATTGCATGGGACACAGGCGGTCGTGATCGGCGCAATAGATTGTCAATCGACGTTCCCAAAGTGTGGAACGAAATCAAGGGCGGCTATCGCCACCGAGAGATCAAGCTGTGCAAGACCGGCCAGGATAACGGGTTTGGGATCCTGTGGCGTTAGTTGTCTGCACATGGTTGTGGGGCAGCAAATACTCGCCGATCTATGTCGAGCGCCTGTACGCAGGTTTGAGCAAGCACGTCACGCAACCGTTCCGCTTCATGTGCATGACCGAGCGCGAACGCCCTGGAAGCTTTTCTGCCGGGATTGAGCGCCATGCAATCAAAGACCCCGAGCTTACGAAGATCAAAGGCTGCTTTGCTCGGCTCCGCATGTTCGATCAGGGTTGGCAGCACAATCGGCAGATCGACGACCGGCTTGTGTGTCTCGATCTGGACGTGGTGATCACGGGGCCGCTCGATCCGCTGTTTAATCGGCCCGAGCCGCTGGTCGTTCTGCAAGGTGCCAATGCTTCGAACCCGTGTCCGTTCAACTGCTCGGTGATGATGTTGCGCAAGGGCGCGCACCCCGAACTGTGGAGCGATTTCAGCGTTGCCAAGTTGGACGAGATACCGCGCTACGAATTCCCCGATGATCAGGGATGGCTGTGGCACAAGGTGCCGCAGGCCGCGGGATGGAAGGTTGGCTCGGCGAGTGGCATCTATGCGTTCCACAAGCCGGGATGGCCGCCGGGCGACGAGCTACCGACCGACGCGCGCGTGGTTGCATTTATCGGCTGGCGCGATCCGAACACGTTCAAACATCTGCCTTGGGTGCAGGAGCACTGGTTGAGAAAATGACCAAGCCCTTTCGAACAGTCATCGACGTCCGCTCGGGGACGCAGGACTTGACCACGGTGGACTCCGTCAAGCTCGACCTCGGCCTCGATCCGCTCGACACCAGTCAGGATGCTTGGATCGTCGCGCAGATCAGACAGGCGTCGAATTCCATCGCTTCGATGTGCAACCGTATGTTCGGCGAGGAAACGATCAGCAACTACTTCAATGTGCAGTGGTGCTATCACGGGTCGTTGCAGTTGTCGCGGGTTCCGGTCACTGAAATTCTGTCGGTCGATCAGGGCGGCACGCTCCTGCAAGCGACCCAATATCAAGTCGACGAGGAGTCCGGGTTGCTGTGGTCGGTAAGCCCCGGAAATATCCCGTGGCACGGCAACTGGATCGGCGGCGCGGTGCGTGTGCAGTTCAAGGCGGGCTATGTGCTACTCGCCACGTTGCCGTATGACCTCGAGCGCGCGGCGAACCTGATGATCAAGAGTGCGTTCTATGCCAAGACGCGCGACCCGACGATTCGGTCGGAGGCCATCCCCGGCGTGATGAGCTTCGACTATGCCTCGGGCGCGGCGAATCTTAACGTGTTCGACGACTCCGAAGTTGGCCGACTGATCTCGCCGTACAAGTTGCCCGCCTATGGTTAGCGTCAATCAAATCCGCGCCAGCTATCGGACGATGCTGGATCAGGCTGGCGAGGACATTGTTGTGCGCCGCTACACCGGCACCGGCACCGACCGGCCGAAGATCGATGTTGTGTGCAGCGCCCGCGTGGTCGGCTACGCGCCACGGGAATTGACCGGCACCATCCAGCAAGGCGACCGGCACATCATCTGCATGGCCGACGATGTGACGGCACCGAACACCGACAGCCCGCCGCAATCGCTGACCCTGCCGCTCAAGACCAGCGACAAGGTCGTGGTGCGGGGCAAGGAATTGCAGATTATCGCGGCCGATGACTCGACGCGCCGGGTCGACGGGATCCTGATCGCCATCGAAATTCAGGCGCGTGGCTAGTTGGCGCTGGCAAACCGCAGTCATTGTGGGTTCGGGTCCGAGTGCAGCAATCGCTGTGCTCAATCGGCGCGTCAGGATCGTTGCAGTCAATGACTCCTGGCGCTTGGTGCCATGGGCCGATGCGGTCTATGCCACCGATGCGCTGTGGTGGATCCATCACAACGGCGTGCCCGAGTTCAAGGGCCAGCGGATAACCGCCTCGCCCTACGCAGCCAAGCTGTTCGGGATCGAGCTTTTCGCACCGGCCGGTGCGACCTCGGGCGTGCGGGCGATCCAACTAGCCGAATACAAAGGGGCCAATCCGATCTTGCTGGTCGGGTTCGAGATGCACCCGCGCGACGGCGTGCACTGGCACCAGCCGCACGGCGGTCGATTGCGCAATCCCGGCGTGGCCGAAATGCGCATCTGGTGTACCGACATGGAGGTGCACGCGCGCAAGTTCGAGCGCCGCGGCACTCGCGTCATCAACTGCACGCCAGGTTCGGCGTTGCGGTGTTTCAAGTTCATGCCATTGGAGCAGGCGCTTGGCAGTCGAGGCGAAGATCGAATCGATAGATCGCGACATCGAGTTGATGCTCGATGGCCTCAAGAATGAGGACGCGCGCGCGCAGTTTGCCGACTATGCCTCGCTGGAAATAGACAACGCGAAAGAGATCAATCGCGCCATTCTCGGCAAGGTGCCGCCGTTCAAAATATTCGTGGACGGACAGGAGGGCGCGACGCTGTCGTCGGTCAAGGCAGACGGCGTCATCGTTGTCGAGTTCGAGCTTGTCACCGATGCACTCAAGGTGATCTCGGACATGCTGCACCAGCACTCACCGACAAAGACCGGCACTTATAAGCGGTCGCATGTTTTGCTTGCCGATGGCGCGGAGGTGGATCCGTCTGGCGCGAACGTTCCACCGGCCGACGAGTACGTGTTTATCAACACCGTGCCGTATGCCCGCCGGATCGAGCGCGGCTCAAGTTCGCAAGCGCCGGATGGCGTCTATCAAGCGGTCGCAATGTTGGCGCGCGGACGCTTCGGCAACATCGCGCGTATCACCTATTCGTTTCGCACTGTCTCAAGCGGAAAGAAATCCGAACGCAATCCGGCTGTGGTCGTTCGACTCAATAGGTAGCTCATGCCCGCACTTCAAGTCGTCGATGCAGTTGACTCCCGCTTGATCAACAATTGGTCGGCGACGCCGATCATTCCATACGATTCATATGACGACCCGCCCGAGGATGCCGAGGCGTTTGTCGTCGTGCAATACCCGGTCGTGTTCGAAGAGAAGCCGCTACTTAGCCGGACATTCTGGGAACGCGGCGTCATCCGCCTTGTGCTCAACGTTAAGCGCGGCATCGGACAGCGTCAGGGGATCATCTGGTCCGATGGCCTGAAAGCAATCTTTCGCGAAGCAAAGTTCGATGGCGTCCACACGCACGAAGCGGACGGACCCATCGTCGACGACACCGTCGAAAACGGGAATTGGATCAGTTACTCGAACGAGATTCACTATCACTACGAGTTCGTGTCTGCCGTCTACGAACCCGTGAGTGTTTGATCCAACGGCGGCTTGCATAGGAGATGAGAAATGGCTGTCGTAACAGCAAGCGGAACGCAAGTGTTCATCGGTGCGGCGGTGCAGCAGATCGAGGCTGATACTCTTATCGAGTTTCAGGCCATGTCCAATTGGACATTGATCGGCGAGGTGGAAAGCGTCGGTGAGTTCGGCGATCAAGCCAACGACGTGACGTTTGCCAGCCTTGGCGACGCTCGCGTGCGGCACGCCAAGGGCGCTCGCGACGCAGGCACCATGGCGCTCGTCTGCGGCCATGATCCAACCGACGTCGGACAGATCGCCGTCGATGCGGCCGAGCAAACCAAGTCCAACTTTGCTTGGCGGGTGATCCTGCCGGACGCACCGACCGGCACATTCCAGAACACGGTTTATTATTTCCGTGGGCTGGTTGCATCGCGCCGGAAAAACATCGGCAGCAACGACAACATCGTGCGCGTCAATTTCAACGTGCTGGTGAATTCGGAAATCTTTACCGATCTCTCGCACTCGGTCTAATCAACGCCAACGGAGGGCAACACTGATGAAGCTCACGGATGTAAAGGTCGACTCCAATCGCATCGAAGAGGGCGAATGGATTAACAACATTTCTGAATGCCCCGGCTTGCGGCTACGGGTTCGCGGTCAGAGCAATAAGGAATGGCGCAAGTTGCAATCCAAGCTGGTCGAGGCGGTGCCGCGCAAAAAACGGATCAACCGCCTCGACTACGACGAGGGCGAGCGTATCACCAACTCGCTCTTGCTGAATGCCTGCTTGATTGATTGGGATGGACTTACGGACGATGACGGCACCGCCATTCCGTACAGCAAGGAGATGGCGGAAAAGCTCATGACGGATCCAGACTATCGGAAATTCCGTGATGCCGTGCTGACGGCCTCGTCCTTGGTTGGTGAAAAGATTGATGAAGATGTCAAGGACGCATCGGGAAACTTGGTCGCGCTCTCGCTTGGTCCCACAAGTGGGGAGCGCAAACAAAAACTATCCTCGACCGGATAGAGCGCGGTCTAGATGCGCCTGCGGCGTTCTATGACCAACCCGAAATCAATCCGGCGTGGCAGTTCCATTGGGAAGCCTTCAATGAGTTGAGCACCGAGCGGCAAATCGGGATGGGCGTTGGTCCCATACCGCGCTCGGCGATCAAGGACTATGCGGAAGAGTACGACATCGTTGGCGATGCGTTCGACAAGTTCGCGCGCATCATCCGCGCGGTCGATCTTGAATACATGAAGCAAGTC